TATAAAATCTTTATAATTGAATTCATTAACATATTTTTTAAAATAATCTTCTCTTAGATTATCTAAGTCTATATAACTATTACCTGTTGGATCACCTATAAATTCATCAATAGTATAAGTTGAACCAAATTGAGCTATAATATCTTTATTAATTTCATCTTGAGGTGATAAACCAGTATCAAGTAAATGTATATCCTTTGATGTTGGAAGTATAGGTTGTGACTCAATACTCTTATTAGGTAATAATTGAGTGCCATATATACTACTACTTACAATTCTAACTTTATCAGTTACTGGATTGGCATATCCTGAGTTGGCAACATCAGCATAATATGTTTCTACAAATGAAATGTAGTTGTTTTGATTAGTAAAATTACTAAATGAGGCTGTCCATCCTTGAATTGATTGATCAGGAGCGGTTGAGTTAACAGCTGTAGTTACACTATGATTATAAGTGTATAAGTTATTACCTAAAGTAAATCTAGCAGTTAAATCATTATAAGCTGAAGATGTGTAATTACCTTCAAATGATTCAGGATTTAAAACATGTGAGTTAAAAGCTGACTCAGATAAATAATTAGACCATAATCTAATCTCTTGAATTGAACTACTAAATGGATAAGTACCACCACCAAATGTTAATGTAGTTCCACTAGTATACCATGAAGTGTTTTGGGTTGAAGTAGTTAAACTAGCACTTGCTATGTGTCCTACTTCTCCCCAAACATTATTTTTAATATAAACATCATAAGTTTGAGATGTACCCACATCACCTATTCTTAAATTTGGATTTGTTCTTTGTACTAATACACTATACCAACTTGTATCACTGTCAGATCCAGTCATAAACACAGGCACAGTAGATGATGTTACAGAAGTTGAACCTAAACTAAATTGTAAATATCCAAATTTACCTATAGTACCTGAATAAATAGAATTGGATGATCCTGTATCAGTGTATAATAGTTTTAAACTATAATTAGCTCCATTATAAAATAATGATTGGGTAGTAGAGTAACTTGGTGAAGCTCTAAATCTAAATTCAATACCATTAGGAACAATATCATTATATCCTGTTCTAGCTAAACTTTGGGATGTATAATTCCAAGGTATACTTATAGTATTTGATCCTGATAGCTGTAAAGCATAAGTAAATCTATCATATTCATATTCAGAAGTAGATTCAGTTTTATCAACACCACCATATTCAAGATGAGACATGATTGTAGGCGGAATACCAAATATAGTATTTAAATATTGAATAAAACGAGTTGTACCTTTAGATTTAAGTAGTAAAGGTAAATTATGATATAAACGCTTATAAATTTCTTTTTGTTGATCTTGACCAGGTATTTGGTATTGAGAAGCAGTGACTAGTGTTTGATATGAACCTGTATTAGGTAAATAAGTACCATCAGGATTTACACCATATAAATATTGAAATACATCTGCTCCATCTTCATCAGTGTAAACATTTATACCTAAAGATTGTAAAGCAAAGTATACTAAGTCTTTAGATATACCTTCAGTTAATTTATTTTTAGCTTGATATAAGTCAGTTATAGCTTTAGTGTAAATCCAAACCTCATCAAACATTGTTCCTATTGAACCTATAAACTTAAATAAGTTATTGTTACTTGTATCCTCATTAATATAGGTTGGTAAAGCATATATTAAATAGTCTTGGTTTCTATTATCATAGTCTGAGGCTGATACTGACTGGCTAGTGTAGAAATTTAGAGCAGCTAATGATGATGTGGGAGCATTTATATAAGGTTTAGTTGATGTTGTTTTAGGCCAAGTAAATGAACTAGATTCATAGTATAAGAATTTCTCATATCCATCAAATCCTTGTACAACACCATTTATTCTAAATTGATAGTTTTGAGCATCTAATTGAGATGTTACATTTCCACCAGCAGCTGCTGAGGCACTAGCCGCTGTATAATCTTCAATTAATTTTAATTTATATTGAAATCCATCTAGTCTTTGTTGAGCTGAGGAAAAATGAATAAATGATTCATAATTAGTATAGTCAACATTTATTTGAAATTGAGATGAACTTACTAGTCCAAGTAAAGACTGTAAATTAGGATTAACACTTGCTTTAGAAGTAGTTAATCCACTTAAATTATAATATTCAGTTGGATTTACTCTAGTATTATCTAATTCCAAGTCAAAATTAGGTCCACGTAGTGATGGATGAGTAATCTCAACTGGATTTGGAGTTGATATTACTTGAAATTGTTGAGTATTAGATATTTTTTCAGATATGGAAGCTAAAGTATTAACATCTATATTTAATGGGAGTGAATTAAGTAATTTAATTAATACACTTGATGGAGTAGTATTTTGATCTAAAGCTATATTAATAGCTGGTTGTAGATTACCTTGACCAAAATTAATATAGAACTCTCCAAAATATCCTAATGTTTGAGTTTCATTTATAAAAGCTAATGTACCATCATTTAATAATGTGTTAGATACATTATTTGTTGATATTCTTATTTCAGTTCTATCCGCTGAAATTTCTTTTATAAAGAAAATTTTATTAGAAGTATTAATAATTTTAGGACGTAAAATATTATACTCTAGTATATAATTTCCATAACTAAATCCAACATTTTGAATGTCTTGAGATGGATCAAATTCTAATTCTGGATATAAAATTTCACCTTCAGTTGAAGCATAATCACCAGGTATTTTATACCCATTGAATGGAGATAATTGATATAAAAATCTACCATTTATATTATATATATTAAACTCAACATAGTCACCAGTTACTCCAAAACTTCTAACTTGGTCAACTGAGTTAACTAGGTTAACAGCTGATCCTGATAGGATATTATTATTAACTGGGATTTTAATAATAGATATAGCCATAATTAAATTTCTTCTATTTCACTAGGATTAAGACCTGTTACTTGTAAAATTTGATTTTTTAACTCAACATTTTCTTGTCTTAAATAGTCAAGTTCACTTTGTAAGTCTTCTATAGACACACCTAAATACTCTAAACTTTTAGTTGCTAAACCTAAATGAGACTCATCTGATCCAGATGGTGGAATTTCAAAAAATAATAAATTATATTGTTTAAAAAAACCATTAACATCTAAATCAGGAGTAGCAATTGTTTCTGTTGATTGTGGAACTAATTGAGTGAATCCATTATTAATAATATTATTAATGCTATTACTATAAATAGTTTTTTCTAATTTTATTAATTCAGCCATTATTCAACTGTTTGCATTACTTTAAAATAATAATCATCATCATAAATGTAAGTACCACCATCAATTTGTGATTTGATTTGTACTTTATAATAACGATCAGGTTCTAATCCATTCATATACATCATAAAGTAACTACTTGTAGCATCATTACTTAACTGAGTAGCTGATATGTCAAAATCTACTACTTTAAGGTTTGTATTTAAATCTATAATTGAGTAGTATGATTCAGTAGGTAATAATTTATTATATATGTAAAGAGAACTAGTTACAAATGTTCTAGCGGGATATCTATCTTTAGCATATACTCTAAACTTAACATACTCACTGTCATAATAAGTATTTTTATTGTTTGATAATGACACTAATATATTATTATTACTTACATATGAAGTTGATCCTGGATTGAATGTACTATCACTCCAGTTAAATTCCAAACATGGAGGATAAATTGTGTTAGTATCTCTTGAGAAGAAATCAAATGTATACTGATAGTTGTAATCAAATTCAATTGATCCAGTATTACGAATAATAAAACCATTGTTTGGTATTATACTAGCTGTCCAAGCGGCTACAATTGATGTTACATTAACATTAATATCTTTAGTTGAAAAATAATTAAATGTTTGAGATGCAGAGTAAGCAGTATACCAAGCAGCACCACCAGTATTACCAGTATAATAAGATGAAGAAACTCCAGCTGGTAGACTTGTTATAGCCCAAGCATTTGTTTGATTAGCGCTTCTATATTGCCAACTAGCTCCATTATCTGTTTCAGGAATATTATTAAAACGTCCTGTACCCATATCCCAACTTTGATATAATGGATTTATTTCAATATTAAAATTAGTTGGGATACCATCAACATGGGCATTATATAATTTTAATGATGCTGTATAATTAACACCTGATTTAGAAATAACATCAGATATGTCATCATTATCAAACTTAATTAGTACACGGCTTGTAGATGATGAAACGAAAAGGTTAGGCGCGTTTTTAGATAAATCTAAAATAGCGTCTAACCCAGCATTTAGAGTATTATAATCTGTGTAGATTGTTGTGTCCTGAGACGGAAATATTTTGTAAACACCCATTTATATTAGTATTATTCTAGTATAAATATGGGCTATTTATAGAAATTACTTCAATAAGTTATAATATTTCTTAAAGTGTTTTTGACGGTCTGGTAAACCAATGGTACCACCATTAATACATTTAGTAACAGATAATACAGATGCATCAGAAGCATCAGTACATTTACCTAAGCAGTTCTTAGAGAAGAACCAAGCAGCGGATAGCAACGGATATTTAGTAGCAACTAAATCAGGATTTGTAGCTATATCTTCATTAATAGCTTTACCAAATGCTGTATAGTTATCTTTACCAGTTAATTGGATATAACCACGACCACGGAATTTATAACCATCACCTGTAGCCTCAGCACCATTACCCATTCTACTACCATAAACTAAATTGGCGATTTTTTCTGGTTTACACTCATATAATTTGGCTTTTTCTTCTGTTGGGAAGTATTTTTTAAATATGGTGTTCAAACCTTTAGCTCTGTAATTTAAATTTTCATTTACTATTTTGAATCCACCTGACTCATGTCCACATTGAGCTAAAAAGTGAGACAACTTAACAGCTGTATCAATTTTAAACTTAATCATTACATCTGGAATTTGATTAATTACTGTGTCTGGAATATGTCCTTTTAGTTTATTTAAGTCCATATTTTAATTTTTAATAAGTTACTACTTTACCGTAAATGTCAGTGTTAGGAAATCTTACTTCAAAAATCATTGGATCTACTGAAGGATAAATAACTCCTTGTTTTGTAGCAGCAGCTATATCATATGAGTATGGAGAATAATTACCACCAGCTAAGTTTACAATTTCTACTTTAACAACTGATTGAACTCCCATTACAATACCAATTAAATTATAAATATTTGAGTAAATAATTGGTTGATTAATTTCCCATTTGTCTATGTCAAAATATTCTTTAACAGTGGTTATAGCTCTAGTTAATACTTCTTGTGAATTATAAGCTGGTGATACTGTTATATCAAATGATACTTTTATATTAGCATAGTAAGCATCTTTAATTAAAATAGCGTCACTAGCCATTTTATGATATGCTAAGTATGTTTTTAAATTTTGTTTAATAGCATCTGTAGTTCTAGTTATTTTACCATCAATATTATTTGATAAAATATAAACTGAAAGAGCTAATGGATTATTAGTTACAAAATTTTGTCTATCAGTATCATTAGCTACTAAATAATCTTGTGTCACATAAGCTTTACTTATATAACCAAACTTAGCAGGCATAGATAAAGCGCGAACTAAATAATCAGCTTTAGTTACATTTCTATTTTGAGTTGGAAAATTAGCCAATGCTTGTAAACGAATTTGTTCTGTTGTTTCACCTGGACCACCACCTGATGAAGGATTAGGATTATTAAAACGTATTGAATTCCTCATAGATGTAACTAAATTAGCATCTAAATTATAAGAATCAATAAATGTATTTATAGTACTATTTATGTTTATATCATCAGATGGTAAATTAGTCTCAATTCCTCCTCCAACAACATATTGTACTGTTAAAGTTGTGTTTGAAGGAGCAATACCATACTCATTTGTATATAAGAAATTTGATGGATCATAAGCTTGATTTAACTTAGAGATACCATCAACTAAACCTAAGCCAACATTGTCTGGATTAGGAATAATAGTTTCATCAGATACTGATGTTACACCACTACCAAATTCTAAAGTTAAATTATTATCATCATCAAAACGAGATACAAAACGTCTTGGTACTCGTTTTAAACGTAACATAAAACGAGTATTATCATTTTCATCAGCATAATTAGGTTCATTAACAGGTATATTTAATGATTCATCAAATACAGTATCTTGAGCTAAATAAGGTACTTCATACCATTGGTTTCCATCACTATCTGTAACACCTAATATTTGAATAATATTAGAGTCATTTATAGTAACAATAGGAAATTGTTGAGGGGCACTAAATGTAAAGTTAGTTGTTTTAATTTGTCCTGAGTATGCTTTTACTTGTTTTTTAAGTAGATAAAATTGTGGGTCACCTAAACCATCATATTGGTATACAGAAACACTTGTAGGATCAAATGAGGATGAAAATCCAAAGTCAATTAATTCTTCAGTTATAAAGTTTATAGTTGGATTTGATCTAGATTGAACAGTTGAACCTTGTTCAATTCTAAAAGTGTAACGATAGTCAGGATTATAATTAGGAGCACCAGTTGAAGGTATTTGTTGATAAACATCTAAAGCAACTGTTGAAGCTATAGTTACTTTAGGTCTGTAACCTAAAGCATAAGCTAAAGCTATAATATTTCTTCTTTCCTGAGCGTATAAAAGTAAAGTTTCTTGTAATTGATTATCAGTGTAAAATGATAAAACATCACCTACATACGCGGCCATTTCAATAAACATATTACCAGGGGAAGATGGACTAAAGTCCATATATGTGTTTTGGAAATATGTTCTAGCATAGTTAATAAGATCTTGTCGTAATGAAACAAAATCTTTATTATAATATTTTATATCTGGTTGTATTGCCATTTTATCTAATTAAATTAATAAGTCCTCTTGTTTCAACATTTACTACAATTTGTTGATTTTGTTGGTTAAGTTGATAGTTTATAATTATATTAACTAAATTATTATCAGGATCTCTTTTAATAATTATAGACTGCAAAATAATATTAAACACATATTGTAATATTTCTGTTTCTAACCTAGCAGCTATAGACTCAAAAGCACTATCATCATTAGCCTGAAATATAGCTCGTCTAACATCTCCACCAAAATTAGGATCATATAAGCGCTCACCTTTATTTGTTAAAATATAATTAATTAAATTAGATTTAATTTGATCTTTAGTTGTGATTGTTGAATTAAAAACACTAATGTTATTACTATATAATACACTAATACCAATACCTCTAGGTTGTCCTAAATCTTGAGGATTGAGTCTGTATATTTGTCTAATAGCCATTAAATTTGTCCGTTTTGTTTCATTTTACCCATCAAGGCACTAAAGTCAGGAACAGCATCTATTCTAACTGAATTAATATCTCCAGCTGGTCTTGTACTAGCTAACATTTGGTCAACACTATTTACAACAGGTACATCAACAGGTCCACCAAAACCTTGAGCCATATTTGAATTCATATTAGCTACTGAACGCCAATCACTAGTAGTAGCTGTTTCATTCAATATCTCATTTAAGATATTATTTTGAGTAAAGTTTACAGGTTTAAGGAGCTGTGTAGGTTTGGCAGGTTTTATAGATTCAACCATGGAATTTTTTACAGTGGTTTTTTTGGCCTCTGCCACCACTGGCTTGGACTCTGGTGTCTCAAGCAATATTCCTAGCTCTTTCCTTACAACAGCTTGTACTTCTTCACGTATAACCTTACGTAATAATTTAATAAATGTATCAGCTTTCATATCTATAAATATTTTATTATCCAAGTATTGATTTAATTTCTTCAAGTAGTTGAGCATCAGTCTTAATACGACTTGGTGCTGTTTGTGTTATTTTTAATTTACTAAATGAATCTAACGCCTGATATTGACGTTGTTCATTAGGTAGTGTTATAAGTTTAAGTATGTATGATTTACCATTAGCACTTGTATAGTCTTCAGTGTCAGGTACAGCCACATTAGCTTCAGCTAAAGCAGATGTTAAATCATTATTATTAGTATTTGTAGAATCATTAACAATATTAAATTGTAGTTGGTTGATTTTGATTTGTATTTTACTCAACATTTCTTTAAATATGGTTAAAAATAATTGAGCAGCAGTTATAGCATTTTGATATGTTTCAACTTTTTTATTATCTTTTTCTAGTTGTTGTAAACTTCTAATAATACTAAGTAAAGTAGATCCAGCTGTTGGTTTAGCACCTCCTGGTGATGGGGCAGCTAATTCAGCTGATATTTTAGCTAATCTAACTAATAATAATTTTTGTTTAACTTTAATATATATTTTAATAACTGATAGAGCTATGTTTAAAGCTTTAATAATATTAGTTAAAATATTAATGTTATTTTGAAGTGTTATTACTGATTTTTTGATATTAGAAACATGTCTATCAAAGTTATTTTTAAAAGTAGTATAATTACTTGAATCATTAGGTACAAATGTAAATACACTATTAACAATAGTTAATGTACCTTTATTTTGAAGTTGTTTTTTAGTATCTTTAGTTAATTTTTTTATTAATAAGTCAGCTATATTTTCAGCTCTAATAAATTGAAGTAATATAGGAGTGACTATAGCTGCTAATTTAGCCTTATTATCTTTAACACTTTGTTTAACTTGATCTTTTAAAAATCCTTTTTTATCATCAAGTGATTTTTTTAGTTCATCAATTTTTTTCTTTTCTTGATCTTTACGATCTTTTATTTGTTTTTTTACCTCATCTAGTTTATTTTTAACTTCATTTAAATTTGGTAATTTAGATGTGAAGTTTTGAAGTTGTGTAGGATCTAATTTTTTAAACTGATCAATAGGTATATTATTAAGTGATGCTAATTTTTCAGGAGGTAAATTTTTAATAGCATCAAGTTGAGCAGGACTTAACTGTTTAAGTTTATTAGGATCTAAAGTAGAAGTTAATTCTTTAGGTAAATTATTTAAATTACCTGGTTGTGAGTATTGTGGTGGTATGTTTCCTAAAGTTCCCATTTTATATAGTTGCTACAGTATCTGATTTAACATTACCTGGTTCAGCTAAAGAATTTCTAGTGTTTTGCATCTTTATCTTTAAATAAGCAGATGCTATAGTAGCTAATGGAGGAAAATTAACAGCAGCTTCCATCATTTTACTATAATTAGATAAAGCATCATTTTGATCATTCACAGTTGACTCTAAAGCATCAGCTTTAGTAATTGGTTCAACTGTTCTACCTTTAGTATCATATCCTAATTGAATGTATGGAGAATTGATAATAAAAAAGTTAGTTGGGTCTGTTGTTCCTTTAGGGCCAACATCTAGTCTAACAGAATCACCAGCTGTAAAGTGAATAATTCCTTTTGATTTTATTTGAATGTCATCACTAGTTGAGTTGAAAACTAAACGTTCTGATGATATTAATATTTGTTCTCCTTTATATGATGTTGTAGCCATTATTATTTTAATTTACTATTTATAAAGTTTTTTAATTCTTGGCTATTATATATATTTTTAAAATTATCTTCATATCCTTGAGCTTTGTTACTGTTTACTAAATTATTAGCTCCTTTAAAGGTTGTGTAATTACTAGCTACATCTCCTCTTATTTTCTTTACAGTTCCATTAGGTAAAGTCACACTCACTATTGAACCAACATTATAATTATTAACTTTTTCAGGAGTATTTGTATATGCTAATAAACCAATTCCTAAAGCGCATACTCCTCCTTCAAACATAGATCTTAAAAATATTTCAGTAGCAAATTTTGTGTTAACTAGATCAGGATTATTTAAAAATTTATTTTCATCTCCATAAAGTTTTTTACCAATGTTTCTATAACCAAATTTAAAAGTTAATCCATAATATCCTCTACCTCTATATTTGTAACCATCACCTGATGATTCAGAACCATTTCCATATTTGTTAGCATATGTGGCGTTGAATATATTTTTTGGATTAGCTGTTTTAGCATTACCACTAGCTTTTTTACCTTCATCTCCAGGTTTAACTCCAAATTTAGCATAGAATGTATTTAATGTATTAAATCCACTTTTTAATATTTTAGCTCTTTGAGCTGTATTAAATGTATGGTTTGGATTTTCAGATTGAGGAGTGAAACGAGTTTCAGTATAAGCTACTAAACACATAGCTAATAATCTATTCATAGCATCAGGATATTTAGATTTATCAGCTATCATTGGATATTTAGCTATAGCATTATTAATCATTAATTTAGCAGCTTCTATTATTTGTTTATTATTTTTAGAAGTAACACCATCTCTTTCAGCATTGTATAATGCTTGAACTTGAACATTATATCCAGCTGTTGCTATCCATAATAAACCATCAATAATTTCTACAGTTTTGTAATAATCAATATCATCAAATATTTGAGAACTAGATTGGATAAATCCAAGTTCATCTTCTGGTAGATATTCTAAAGCAGGTTGAGGTGGAGTAGATTGTTTTATTGGTAAAGTAGGTGTTGGGGTTGGGGTTGGTGTTATTGTACCTGATGGTAACGGAGTTGGGGTTGGGGTTATTGTTGTTACTACAATTATTTTATTTGGATCTACTTGAGCAGATTCAATATATGTTTCTTCATTATTATTTCCTATAGGAAAAGCTATGTTTTGATCAGCTTTTAAAACAGCTATAATATTACCTAAATAACCATCAACAGGAATATTACCATTATAATTTTGAAGATTATCTAATTCATTATCTTTTACTCCTGAATAAAGAATAACACTTCCATCAGCTCGAGCTGTTATACCATTAGATTGTCTTCCTTCAATACTAACATCTCCTGGGTTTATGTCTCTAAAAAATTGTTTTTTATTAGCCATTATTTATAATAACATTTGATGGTAGTTGATTAATTCCAATATCATTAAGTTTATAATTCAAATTATTATCAGGTGATATTATTGTTTGATCTTGAAGAACTTTATTATCATCAACAGTTACTTGAGATGAAATAGTACCTAAAATATAATATAAAACTTGGTCATATTGACTAGCAAGATTTCCAACTCTATTATTAGGTCCAGGAATTAAAGGAACTAATTCACCTATTTGAGGTAAACGAGTAAAATTAGGATTAAAATTATGAGCTATACCTGTTACTTTATTTGGTTTATTTAAAGCAGATACACCTAAATTATTCTGAATAGTTTCATATGTGATAGATCTATCTTGTAAATTAATAGTAATAACTCTACCATATTGTATAGCTTGACCAGGTAATGGAATAAATCCTCCACCACCTCCAATATATTGATTACTAGCAGCTGTAGCATTTCCAGTTATTATAAAATTATCCCTATCAGCCATTATTTAATTGTTTTGGCTCTTCAATTTTAATACCACTAATTTCTTGGAATAATAATTCTTTATCACGCTCACTCAATATACCTCCATCACTATCACTTGTAGTATTAGACATAGCACGTTGAACAATACCAGCCATTTTAATAAGGGCTTCATCATTCTTAACTGCTATTTCCATATACTCCTTAAGTAATGGTACAAGCATCATTGCATCACCTGGCTCTTGAATCATTGGTTTGAGCTGGTCGATTAATGATTTGATTTCCTTTTCCTTACGGTTTGCATTCTTGTATATATCTTCAAGTAAGCTTGAAAAGGTTTTATCTTTAAATATAACTTGGTTGAAATCCATCATTCCTATTTAATATAAATATGGAAGATGTAAAGAGTTTATAACGCCATAGTAATACATCCATGCTCATAAAACTCATTATACTTACGAACATATATAACTTTTAGGCGTTTGATTATTTTAGTAATTTGAGGTGTTGATGCCTCAGTCATTTCCTTAATATAGATGTATAAGGCTTTCTTATTGAATATATCTAAGTTTTCACTTTTTCTAAATAATTCCATTATACCATCAGCGATTTGAGCATCACGCTGTTTTGGAAATAATATAAACATATTATGGTCTATATATTTAGTAAATTGTTTTAAAAATGATGTTGGTTTAAGATCATTATCTTTTTCACTAGTATTTATAAGATCAATTAATATTGATTTATCTTCATCAACTGCTTCAACAGGTGCTTTATCTTTTAGCTTCTTATAATTTGTATTATTATATAAAATAAGATAGCGTTTAGCAATAGTACCAAAATAAGAATAAGCCTTTCCTTTACTTTGATCATATAGGTGTAATTTTTCAAGAAGAAAGGCAACAACTTCATGTTGGAGCTCAGGAATTGTATCCACTTCTGTATAGTAAAACTTAAAAGTGTGAATGATATTCTCAGCTAATTTATGAAACGCATAATTAATTTTTTCATTAAAAAGTTTATTTCGTTTTTTAGGACTTCTTAATCTCAAATATTCAATAATAGCATCCTCAGTTTCTTTAGTAAAATAATTAATTGACTGTTTTGGTTTGCGTTTACGGACAGTCCCTTTCTTGGTTAGTAATACTTCTTCACTCATTTTAATTCTTCAAATAGTGAGTTAATGAATCCTGTATATTTTGTAAATTACGGAAGAAGAAACCAATCTGATCATCGGATTTAAATGCTTCTGTTAAATCAACAGTGTGAAGTTGTTTATTTGATTCTTCAACTATAGCAGCTACACTATCAATAATGATCTTTTGTTTAGTAGCAATTTGCTCTAATTTAGTTACTTTTTGATTTAAGTTCCAAATGATGTATCCAAATATTGTGAATATCCATAATATAATTGAAATAATTCCTAGTATCATAGTATTATATATTTTTCATTAGTTCAGCTAAAGCGGGATTAGCCATTGTTTTAAGGACTTTTTGCTTAATAGCTGAATTATTTTTATTTGATTTAAAGTTGTTTGTTTTAGATTCTTTAGGTTGTTCTTGCTTTGGACCTAGCAACTTAGGTAACCACTCCTTCTCAAATTCAACTCTGGCGGCCATCAAATCTGCTTGATGTATAACATATATAATTGATGTACGTGGTTTAGTCTCTGGATTGAAAGTAATTAGATACGGCTTATTAGCTTCGTCATATAATCCATCATGTAATTTAATAGCTAATATTTCATTTTTAGTAGGTATGATTCCATTGTTAATTAATAATTGTAATCCACGATCAGGAACAGTCATATATTCTAAACGATCATTAAACATATAATTTTCGTTTAGTTTATCTCGTCTCCATTGGTCTGTTTGTTCAATGTATGCTGCTTCTTCTTCTGTTCCAAATTTTCCCAAATCATGATTGATAGCTGAGAATATAAGTTCTTCAAGAGTATATGTATCAATCATACCTGTTTCTCTCCAAACAAAATCAATTTTAAGAGCACCTTCAACTACTCGATTCACATGATCAATATATCCACCTGGAAAACAGTTGTGGTATTGAGGACGGTGTGAAGCAGGCATCATTATGAAGCGTTCTTCATGTTTAAGGTAAAATTGTTTAAGTTTTTTACCTCGTTCATCTGAAATATATTCATCAATATATTCAAGAAATGTATCCCAATTTGATTTAATTTGTTCTGGTGTTAGCATAACTTTTATTGTTCTGAGTTAATTAATGTACGAATTTCTTCAACTTTATCTTTTAATTTACTAAGTATTTCTTTAGCTAATAATACTGTGAATTTAGGATTTGAAAATTGTGCTTCAAAACCAATTAACATGTTTTCAAGTTGATCTAATTTGTTTTCTACTGGTTGTTTATATCTCATATATATCTTTTTATAATATTAATTAAGTCTGGTATTGTATCAAATGTAAGTAATTTATCTGATGTCTCCAACTCTGTTTCTGAGATGATAGTAATTACTTTAACTCCCAAATCAATGAATACAATTGGGTATGATTTAGTTTTAAATTTGTCCTCTATTTTATCAGCAAATTCATTAAATTTATAAGCATCAATATTCTCATAGGTTATCCCTTCAGCGTCTAATTCACTCTTCAACCAATCACAATAATCACAATCATCTAATGTCAATAACCTTATTCCTACTTCACTCTTATTATTCATAAGTTACTTATTAGTGCTCTAAAAAAAATATGGAAAATTCTCTGGGAGGCCAAATTTTTTTTGATGTTTATATATAAATATATAAGAGAGGTGAACTCACGCTCACCCCTCAGGCTAATCAACACCAACATTATTTGGTAATATATTTAACTAATTCTTTATTTAACATCATTAATTTAAATTTACCTGGATTGCTGTTATAAATAGACTTAATCATATTATAACAAACGTCAGTAGCAAATATTTTTTCAGTAATAATTTTACCAATACGTTCAATTAATGGTTTCTCAACACTATTATCTTTAGCATAAAACTCTAAATAGTTAGCAACTCTTGTACCTAATGTTGAGGCAATATCTGCACGGTATGCTTTATCTTTACCTACTAGATTCTTAAGTGTATTCATCACATACTGTTCATCTTGAGTCATGATATTTTCTGGTGAAATCATCTTATCTAACTTATTATTAATGAACATTGTAAACAAAGTACTAAACTCACTACCAACTGAACCTTCTCCAATCATTTGAATTAATGGCAATTGGTCTTCAAATGATTTAATAGAACTAATACTGTTAAAGAACATACTAACACTTCTACTATTAATTTCCTTAGTAACTAGTTCTGGATGCATTAATAAAAAATTAATACAACGACCATCTAACTTATTCTCTTCAGCCCACTTACCCCAACATTTAAGATCAAATTTTAAATTAACACTAATAAATCTTGTTTTTTGAGCATTGTCAATACTATTAACTAAATAATCTCCATTATCAGGATTACTTGTTAATACAATATGCCAATCCTTAGGTAACTTCCAACTAATATATTGTTGACGATCAATTAGCTCCATTACAGCTTGAATGAACCTCATATCAGCACGATTCCAGTCATCCAATAATAGAATACCACCATTTTCTTTACCACTAATCCATTCTGGTGGACAGTAACTCATACGGTTCAAACCTGTAGTTGCATAACCTTCTTTACGATAGTCCTCAACTGCGTTTTCATCTATCCATACTCTTTCTTTAGTATCTGTCATTTCAAATTGACGAATTGGAAAACCAACCAAGTCACCTATTTCTTCAATCTGTGCTAGATTCAATTTAATAAAATTCAATCCCAACTCATTAGCAAGTTGAATAATAGAAGATGTTTTACCAATACCTGAATCACCTACTACTTCAATACTCACCATTGGTTTATTGTTTTCTTGTAGATAACGGTTGTTATCAATAATGTGTTTCAAAAAGTCCTTCAATTCATGGACATTTAATGAAACAGTTGCATTTGTTTTTGATGTTGATTTCTTAGCCATTGTTATTTATTTTTTCATGAATTAATTTGTACTTTAGCACCTGGTAATTCATCATTAATTCTTCTTCCTGAACAATGAACCCATAATGTTGGTTTGCAAGGTGTCATTCTAGTTGAACATTCACCATCAGTTAGATAAATTAAGTTCTGGTATTTGTCTTTATGATCCCACAAATATTCTAATACTGGTTCATAACTTGTACCTCCACGACCAGTTACTTCTTTGGCTTCTTCAGCTTTACCTTTATATTCATAAACACGACCAATTGAAGCATCACATTCAATAACAGTTACTTCAGTACCTGTTTTCCATATATGATGAATCTCGCTTAAAAACTCCTTTAAATCATCTTTAGAAACTGATCCTGATGTGTCAACAGCTACAAGTGTATTTTTTCTTTGTTTAATTTTAAGGGCTGGATTACCATAGAAACGTTTATTTGGTTTACGTCTTGTTTTTTTAGTAAATACCTTACTAGCCATACCATTAAAACGTCTTAAATATGTTCTCCAATCAATAACTGGTTCTTCAGAAACATAAAGTGAATCAATCAATTCTTTCAACTCACCAGGTACAGTACCTCTTTGTTTCATAACCTGTTCAGCAGTGTCTTTAAGTTGATGTTCAATTTGTTTTTCCATCAATTTCTTTTCTGCCTCATCCATCCCCTCATATTGCTTCCAAAACTCATGAGATGCTTTAACAGTGACTTTAGTACCATCACCTAATGTTATTTCTCTTACTTCACCATCACCATTAGCATCTTTCATTGCTTGAACAAACTTAGCTACATCACCATCAGGATTATTTTGTATTTCTTGTTGTAACAACTCATAATACTTTCTAGTACCTGCTTTAACAGGTAAATTCATAGCAGCCCAAGGTGCGTTAGTAATTTCTAAACCATCCCAAGTTTTGTCTTTATAAGAGTCTTCAATGTATTGATTAATCTCTAAATCAGCGGCTATATTCAATAACTCCTTTTCTGAATATGAATCATACATTTGTAAGTGTTTAAAAGCAATATGTAATAATTCATGTTTTAATACTGCTACTTTAACATTATCACTTATTGTTTCCCAAAATTTAGGACTAATAACTAATTTAGTATTGATACCATCTTTAGCAACACAAGCAGTTGAAACAATATCATTTAATTCTTTGTTTAAACTAATTAGGAACAATCCATAAAATGGTTCCTTAAACATTAATATCTTTGAATGTTTCGCAATATCCGCATGTGTATTATCTATCATATAATTTATTTTATATTAATTTAACACTGAGCAAATCTTTCATTTGAGTCTCGGTTGAAAAAACAATATCCACTAATGATTCAGCGGCTGTGTTACTTAATTTGAATTCACGGTTAATATTATCCAATAAGAATTTTTTAACAATATCACCTTCTTTTCCTATTTTAAAGTTATTTCTCAACCCAGTACCAAATGTTTTCCAATCACGTTCCCAATATATACCTTTTGTTCTAAGTAGTTTAAATAGACTCTTTAAGTTAGTATTAGATGATGTATAATAACTAGGTCTAAATTTAGTTGTACTCATCAACTTATTTAATAGAAATGATATTGATAGTATTGTTGATTGGTTCAAAACCAAATTAGACATCATTTCAAATCCTAATTTAATATTAGCTGTATCCTTACTAAATAACATATCATGAAGTGTTTGTAAATATTCCTCATCCAACTCAATTCCCTCTTTATTTAACTCAATAAACAAATCCTCATCAAATACAATTTTTACTCTACCTGACTTAATAACATCTTTTAATTCATAAAGTATACCTAATAAATTTTTCAATCGTTCATTACGATACAAACTAATAAATGTTCCTTTTATTTGATGAGTATTATCTTCATATTTAGCAAATTCAGCTGGGTATTTAACTAATGATTTAGGAATATCATTAATTGAATAGTTATCTATCATAGCAACTAAGTTTATATCCTTAGTATTATTAACAATATCTAGTATAGATTTTCCTTTATCTTTTAAATTAGGATTAGCCCACTTTTTAATATTGGTTTTTACAAAATCTCCTTTAATAAAAGTATACTTATCAAACTTAAATTTTTTAAGTAATTCCATTATATATCCCTTATTAATAATCACAACATCAGCGTGGTTATAACGAGATGTTTTTTTCAATCTTTTATCCTTAATAAACTCTTTAAGTTTGAAACGTGGTATTTCACTTGCTTTAGAAGCATAAACAATATTTCCTTTATTAACTGTATTTTGAGATTGGAGAACTAATTTAAAAACATCTTGAATCTCTTCACTATCAGATTGATTAATAAAATAATAAGCATCACTATCCCAATACTTTGCTATATTCCATTCAATACTACTATTATTTTGTGACCAAATTGTACCAACACGTACTTGAAAAATCTTATTTAACATAACTTTTTATTTTTAAAATATATTAAGAGTTAAGGTTAGGGACAGTATATTTTTCTCCTAATTTCTCCACAATTCGAATAGCGTCAATTGATTTCATATAAAACATTTCACGATTCTCATTTACACGAACTGCATCTAAATGTTCATGAAGTTCTTGTTCTAGTTTATGTGAATTAAAACATTTAAATGAATAAATCGAAATCCATGGAGTCGGAACACCAGTTGCACCTGAAATTTCTTTTGCTCTAGTGTCTACATCCCTAACAGTCATTCCTATTTTAACCATTCCAGGACATGAAGCATTTACTAAAACATAAACAAATTCAGTTGGTATTAATGAACCATCTTGAGCAAATGGTGATTCTTGATAATAAGTAACATCTTCCCATCCTTTAAATTCTGGTTCATTACTAGGAGTTAAAGTATAAGCTGTTGCTTTTGAAATATCTCCATTTAAAATAGGCTTATAATAATGGGCCTGTTCTTCAGTTATACGTTTTATATCTCTAACACTCATTCTTTTACTTCTTTAACTAATTCTCTTGTTTTATCTATTATTTGTTTTACTAATTCATAATTGGCTAAAGCATAAGTTTTACCAAGGAATGTTTTTCCAAACACATAATAAATCTCATTTAACTCTTCTAAACTTAACTCGATTTGAATTTTCTTTTCCATATCTTCTTATTTATATATGAATATACTTAATTAATTGAGGTTAAATTAATCATCCAATAATCCTTCATCAGTGGTTTCTTGAAGTGCTTCACTTAACAATTGTTTGGCCAGGTGTGTTGTGAATTGATCATGACCACCAATATGCCATTCAATTTGTTCATTTGGATGTAGTGATCTGTATTCTTTATAATAGCGAGGACGAGCATATACAGTGAATATATTACTGTCATTCATTTCCATATACCATTCCATGTTTACTTTATTAGTACCATCATTCTGTTCATATGCTGGTTCTCCAAGTATATATCTGAGTTGATTTGGTGTGGCGAAAATAACATCTTGATAAAAACTACTACCACTTACACAGTTAATATCTTGTAGTGGTTTAAAATTGGTATTCATAACTTCTTTTTTATACATAATCTTTATTTTTAATAAATTAACAACCCATCATTTTTTCAAGTTCATAGTCAATTCTTACTTGATGGACTCTAAATGAATCATAATTGTTTTTAAACTCTGGCCATTTACTATTATCATTCCAACCATCTGGAAACATAGGTTTTAAATCCTCATTGGTAACTTTGTTATTCAATAGTTTAATAACTGCGTCAAAATGACGTTTGGGTAATTTACTTAAAATTTCTAATTGCATCTTATTCATAACTCATATTTTTTATTTATATATTAAATATATGTTAGGGGTTGCAGTCATTTCTATTCTGGATAGCCCAAACAATAAAAACTATTAATATCCACCAAGGCATGATTAATATTAGAGTCATCAAAATCACATAACCTATATTTTTTAATAATTCCATATAATTAAAGATACATGGATAGTCCCGGTCAATCAAGGGATCCTACCCACTTTTATAGGACATTGAAAATCAACATTCTATGAAATAATCAACCCAACAGGGTTACTTGTATATACTTTCCATCGACGAAAAAATCTATAAAAAAAGAAGAGTTTACCCCTTGTGAAATTAATCACAAAGGGGTATTTCTGAAGCTCCATTATGTTTTGGGGGTGTGTATATAGGTATATATATGTCGATGTGGTTTATTGTTTACGATCTCTAAACACATATCCTTTTTTTTGGGTCAACCTCTCCCCTCGATGGACCTCAATTATCGGGGGTCCTTTAAAAACAAAGATCCTTTAAAAACAAAAATCCTCTAACACACACATCTAATACTCTTCGCCCTCTAACATCCCGTCATCATCAAACAGGTCACCATACATATTATTATCAATGTCATGAATTAGGTTTTCCATTTCAGATAATGCCGATTCAAGTTTACTAGTTACATTATGATAACTATCATCTATCAGATCCTGGTTATCGGTTTGTTGTAGTTCATAGTTTAGATCCTCATATAGTTCTTGTAATTCGGCTTTGATTTCGGCTAGATACTGTGTTAAGTTAGTCATGTTTAATTTTTATTTATACATATAATTAAATTAGGGGGCCTGCCTCAGTAGGCAATTTAAGGCTAACATATGTTAGGTGCACCCCACCCCCATGTATACGCTACAGCGAATGCCCCTCTATAAGGGGCCGCTGTGTTAATCACTAATTAATTAAGCCTCATTAACATCAGCTGTTGTTGCCAACACTGCTTGTTTTTGAGCCTTAGTAGCCTTAGCTTTTACCTCAACAGTAACATTAGTTACTTTCTTAGTACCGGCTGGGCGGCCACGCTTAAGTTCAATACCCTGAGCGCGTTTTGCCTCACGCATAGCAAGTACTGCTTGACGTTTAGATCCTTCCACAATTGGGCGACCACGTTTTGCTGTTTGTTTTTCACTTGACATAACCTTTATTTTATTGTTATTAATACTTAAATATAATATGTTTTGATCGGTCAGGCAAGCTCAATTTCGGCTGGCATCCAAGTACATACATCACATTCTAATTCTTTAAATAAATGATCACCAAGGTGGCCATGTACTATTTTTGTATTGATCCAAAACGCGTTACGGTCTAATATTACATCATACGCGGCTTGGTCCTTAACCATAACCATAAAGTAACTAGCTGTTTGTTTATAACCACGTTGTGAAAACCAACTAATCACTTCATCCAATCTCATTCTGTTTACTGTTGTGTTCATGTTATTCATTTATATATTAAATATAGCATCGGAGCCGTGGTCAATTAAGCTTTGAACCACGTTTCATAGGCAGCCTTCACTACTGCATAACCCAGTACACTTAGAGCGCTAATAACTAAAAATTCTAAAATCGTGATATGTGTTCCCATATTTTCTTATTATATAATAAAGATAGTGAACATGTCCCGGTCAGGCAAGCGTATATACTTATATAGAGTCCTGTTGAGTAAGGCTTGGATGACCAGTGTAAAAGAAGGGAACCTACCCACATCTACTTAACACCCACATCTAATTATCTTGTCACATACCCATACGCACCTAACGTTACCCATACGCTGCATATAAACGTTTTACCCAACATCATGTCATCCATTACAATTAATTGTCACACACTGTACTTGTTGGTTTAGGCGCCTTATCTTGCATTTTAGGCGCATCTACTTGTATTGGAGTTAATGGTTCTCCCGTTGTTGGGTTACCATATATTTGTATATCGTTTTGATCAACCGTACGCACCTCACCCGTATTATAAAATCGTATTATGAATTGAGGGTTGCTATGTATACTACCTGCTATTATAAATAATGCAACACCATGGCCAAGTTTTTTTACCTCCACATCAAACGGATTTAATATCTCATGTATTGTCTGGATTATCATATTGCTGTGTTTTTTTTTATTTATCTATTATTATTCCTATTCCCCATTTTAACCATGCTATATCTATACTTAGATAGTACTTTGGTTCATATATAATGCTTATCATAGGTAACACGTACCACATATTGTAGTATATAAATGGTATTAATTTCATTTTGTTTGTTGTTTATAGTACCAATGAATATGTGCTGTTAGTATTAGCATGTTTACAACTAGTAATGGTATATCATTTTTTAAACCACCATATATAAACCATATTGTAGCACCTATAGCATTTATTGCTCTAAGCCACCATATGTCTTTAACTGTAAATGATATTACTACCACTGCTGTTGCTATCCATCCTAATATCTCTGTCATTTGTTATTGTTTTTTCTAATCCCTTATCAGATCAATCATATATGACCTTGTCATCTACTATTTTTATATATGCTGGTTTACCCCATTTGGCTTCATTTTGATGTACTATTGTTGTCATAACTGTTTATTTATTTTCTATTATACTCAACACTAATTGGTATAACCAATATAACCATCCACCTATCATTATCACTAGTACACCATATCTGGTTTCGTTTGGATAATTCATTCCAATATTTATTATACCACCTACACTTAGTATAATTAATAATGTTACTAATATTGCTCTAATTTTGTTATACATACATTTATGTTTATATTAAATATTTTTAAATTTTAATCATTCATTAGTCGGTCCAATTCATCTTTTAATGTGTCGGTTGTATATCCTTTATGAAATTTAGTATTTGGATCTAAATTCTTAATCTGGTTTACTAAATTTATTCTATATTCATTGTTATAGAACTTTTCCTCAATAGCATTAACAAGAAACCACATCTGATTGCTACCTGAAATAGATATTCTTAAATCATAATAAGTCCATTTAGTCTTATAGTCTATTATACTATACCCTTTGGTAAGTCTTCTTTTAAGATTACTTAATGCTCTATTTCTAACTCTAACAATTGAATTATCATCTCCAAACAAATGTAAAAATCTTAATACAAATCTGGGACACCACCATGGCCTGGCTTTATAATCCATAAAGATAACAAGTGGCTCCATTGCTTGAAATATTTCTCCACTTTCATTCCATGGTACACTACCTAAGTATTTATACTTTTCATCAAATGTAAATGGAAAAAACACAGCACGAATATCACTTAAAGTAATATCCATGGTGTGAATAAATTTACGCTTTTTACCTTTAAAGATTACCATATTATTTCATTTATATTAATATAAATAAGAGAAAGCGGTCAACTTAAAAGTTGAACCGCTAACCCTTTCATGGCAGTCTTAGAACGTAACCTACAATTAAACAAGTCCAAGGAACTCTTCGTTACGCATACGACGTCTTGTCAAATTATACATTGCATTTGCAATGATTTGATTAACACGACGCTCACCAGCAAGCACATAATAGATCATACGCTCACTGTAACCAGTTGTGTCAGCAATTTTTGTCACATCACCGTTGCGTTGACGGTTCTTGAAAAATGACAACTTGGCTGTGCGGTTCAAGTAATTCGCACGTACTTTAGTTTGAAAACTCATAACTGTGTTTTTTGTTTTAAATTTTAATTACTAATTTTATATATTAAATATAATATCTTATTTTTATGTAGACAAACTTATTTTTTCTTCTTTCTGCTGTTTGTTTTAATACTATACTCAATTTCATTTTTATCTAACCACTCCATAAATGCATTTGCTAATTTGAATATATCATTACCATTTTTTAAAGCAACATCAACTTCTTTATCATCCCAGTTAAAATTTATACAAAATGGAGTTGGATCAATTGATGGTTTACTATAAACAACTTGATTACCTGGATTAGGGTTATGATGCCATGTTGTTGATGTTGTTCCCATAGCTGTATGAATACTTTGACTAATACTAGTATTACTTGTAGTGAATATAATGCCTGAAGTATTATTTGTTATTGTTTTCTTCGCCATTGTCTTTATCTAATATTAAAAATAAAATTATTCCAAACCATTCAATTAATGGTATTAGTAATATTAAAATACCTTTAATCATTTTTTAGATTTTCTACCTCGTTTTTTAGACTGATTAATTCCAATTGCTTGTTCTCCTTTCTTACTTAATCCATATAAAAATTCTCCTGTTTCATCTATACTTACTTCAAGCATATCTTTATCTACTAACCCATCAAGTATATCACCAACATATAACTCACCTGCTTTATTAAATAAATCAGTTAATTCAACACTATTAAATAGAAATGTCTCTCGTTTACCAATTATATATTCAGTATAATATTTATCTGCTTCTGTCTCAATTAATTTAGTCAAATAAGTAAGTAGATCAAATGGCATTTGTTGATCTACTGGTAATGTTCTCTCTATTTCTAATATATTATCAATTACTATTTGAGCATAATCACTCCCTGAATTTATGTTGTTTGGGTCTATCATTTTGTTCTATTTTTTTCATTTGACGAGCTATTTTCTTTTCTTGTTTTGCTTCTTTAGCTCTTAATTTAAGTGCTTTTTCAGCACCTGTTTTATACTTAATATCTACTTCAATTGGTCCTTTATCAAATTTCTTCAAATCAAATTTCCATGTTTCAATAGTAAATTCATCCTCATATGTTCTAGTAAATTTAGTTGATTTAGACTCTTGTTCAGTCAACTCATTAGCTGACTGTCTACCTCGTTTTTTAGGCTCATATTTCCAACTCATAATAAACTTAATATAACTATAGTAATAAAAATTAACACTAAAACAATGAGAGCAAATCTTTCACCGCCTCTAATTTGACTTGGTTTTTTACCTTGATTATTCATGTCTATATTTTAAACCCCACATTAAATCATACATTGCTGCTTTTTGTTCTGCTATTTTAGAATGATATTTACATTCTTTTTTAAAAAAATCAATCATCCATTGTCTCCAAATGTTACCTTGTTCTTCAGTCATTGTCCATTGTGTATACCAATCATCTTTTCTATTAACAATATCTTCATAGCAAGTGTCATAACCAGCTATTTCAAACATTCTGTTTATGACATCTCTTACTACATCTTCATCTGTTAATTTTCCCCTCATGCTTCAACTACTACTTCTTTAATTACTGATTTACTTGATGGTACCCATTTTTTAATAGCCAGATTCAATAACTCATGAGCTTTTTCTTCATCATCTTTAACTAAATCAATTATTTGTTTACTTCCATCTTCATGTTCTAGTCTAACCATATACCAAATATCCATTTGGCCATTTTTGTAATCTACTTCTTTTGTCAGTGTGAATTTTTTTGCCATAACTTTTATTTTTATTTATTTAAATATATTAATTTTTGTTTGGGTTAACAAACTTAGTAATTAAAGAATGGATTTGATTATTGTGTATGTTGGTTATAACTTTCTTCAGTTTCATTCTTTTTCTTATCTGCTTTATTGTTTTCCCATTCATATACCTCATCAATAAATGAATCAAATTTCTTTTCTAATACTTCATAATTATAAACACCATCATAATCTTCTCTATATGCTTCAATCTTGTATTTATTTCCTTTCTTACTTAATACTTTAAAACCACTAATCCATTTTGTATCATATTGTGAACGACCTATTTGTAATTTAATTGATTTAGCTGTTATATTAATTTTATAGATACATTTAGTTACTGATCTATTTTCATCTTTATCATAATCCCAATCTAGTCCATATACATCTTTAAATTTCTTAATCTCAAAACCAATTTGTTTCATTGATTCTTTAGCATCACCAATTATTTCATATTTGAGATTATTTAGAGCTGATTGTAAATTAGTGAACTCTCTATTTTTATCATCATCATTTTTATCTATTTGTCTACGTCTCTCATACCAATCATTAATCCATTTATCCTCAATTGCTTTAAGGTTATTAGCATACACAGATATTAGATTAATAACAACTTTATTTTGGATTTTATCTATTAAATTAAATGTACCATTATTCCAATTGATATCAACATGTTTAACATCACTTTTATAACTTGATTGTAATATTAGTTCAATATCTTTATACCAACTATTTTTTTTATTATCACAAATAGTAATTCTTGATGATTCAATTTCAATATTAATATTATTAATTGGTGTTAATATATTAAAAAATTGTTTTATTTCATTATTTACTTCTTCAATAGCTGGTGTTGTGACTGTTTTATGGAACAATTTATATTCTTGTTCTTTAATATCTAATTGGCTTTTAAGCACATTATATAAAACTTGTTTTGTGTTCATAACTTTTATTTTTATTAATATAATGTTTTTGTTTGGGTTAATTATTCAGCATCTTCATTAACCATTGTTCCATAATATATGTGGTCATTATTCAATTGGTAACCAAACTTAACATCCACATTACCATTTCTATTCTTGATGAAGTTCATATATGTTCCACCTCCATCACGTTCACTTTCTCTACGCATTTCCATCATCGCGTCAGTCATATGTTTCAATTTGTTACTACCTACAAACTCACCTGATTTAGTAACTTGTTGAACCAATAAAAACGATGTGTATGCTTCTTTTTTATTTTCACCTTTATTATTCTTAATACACAAATCAACTAACCATGATTCAGCTTGTTTACGATCCCATTTATTATCATCTCTAACACCCTCAATAATTTCAGCAATTGAATCTATCAATATACAATCCCAACCCATATTCATTACTTGTTCAATCACATCTTTAGTATTATATTCTAAATAATCAGACATAAACAATGTTTGAACATTACCAAATTGTGGGAATCGTTGTGTGTACTTAAACATTTGTTTTTTACCCATTTCACCAGATATGAACAAACATTTTCTACCACGGTTTTGAACACCAGCTAAAATATCTAGTAACACAGTTGTTTTACCTACACCTGGATCACCAATACACATTATATTTGTTGCACATGGTATTCCACCTTCATGACTAATCAAATCATCAATCAACATACCACTCTTCATAGTGTCCATCATTCTTGGATCAATATCCAAATTATTCAATTTGATGATATTAAAATCAATTTTACTAGGAACAGTTACTTGATACTCCATAACCTGATTTTTACGTGGTCTACCTCTTCTTTTACCTGTATTCATATTTGTTTTTTTATTTATATTTAAATTTACCAAATCAATTATGGTCAATCAATTATTTGAAAATACGGTTAATAATTAACCTAATAATATCAATGACATCTTTGACCACTTCAATCACATTAATCACAATCACTAATATTATAAATAACCAAATAATCATTTTCTTATATAATAAAGATACATAAATAGTTGTGGTCAGTCTCATGGATTTCACATTATAAGACGTTGATTTTCAACGTTCTATAGAACATTGATAATTAATGTCCTATAAACAGTTATGTTTTTGTAAAATATTACGTAATTTTGTAATATCGTCTTTTGTGTACTTATCCTGGTTAATTAGATCACAAATAGTAGCAGCTTGTTTTATATCATGTTCTAGATAAGCAATATGTGATGAATGAACACCAGTTGTTTTATTAATCCAGAAATGTAACTTATTCATTAAACATATTTTGGTTGTACCAACCAATTTCCTATTCTCGTTGTGTTGTGATTCTTTATTATCAATACTCTTTCCTAATACACCATTTAAATCAATAGAGTATTTTTTAAGGTCTTGCCCTTTCTTGTCTCGGTGCAGTATCTTATCTGCAAATTTTTCAAATGGATTAAACATTGGTCCATACAGGGCTTGGTTTTGTTAAAAATTAGTTTAGTATACTAAACTTTCTATATATAAACTCACTCCAACATAAGCAAACAGCTTCAATTGTTGTTTCTTTATTATCAATTATATTATTCTCAATTAGAGCTTCAATTATTTGTTCTGTATGTTTTCTACAATTAACATGATATTGCTCCTGAATACCTTCAGGAACATATTCATTAACATACTTGCTAATAATTTCTCTAGTTGTATAATCAATAATCATGGTATAAATATTTAAATAAACATAACTAATTAATTAGGGTTAAAAAATCCCCGTGAGTAGACACAAACAGAGATAATAAATAAAAACTAAAAGTATGAACAAAGTTTAAGGAGTGTTAGATGAGAAACAATCATAATAACAAACCCATTTATATTTTCTTTCTAACTTACTTGCCTCACGTTCCATAGGATGTGATTTGTAAGTATATATTTTATTTAGTTCTTGATATTGTTTTTTAACACTATGAAATCTATAATGAACAAACTCATGTATTATAGTTGATATAAAACCTAAAATTGTTCTATGATATTTTTTACAAACATGTATTTCATTTTTCCATGGGTCATATAAACCAGCATAATCACCTTTTTTATGGAATATTAATTTAGGATAAGGACCATTTGTTGAACTAGTACCAAATTGTTTTTTACACCAATCAAATATGATTAGAGCATTTTTTCTTGTTATATCATCCTTAGTTAACATATTATAATTTATTTAACATATCTCTAATAACAGCACATTCCTCATACATTTCATTTCTAACAAAAACATTTAAACAAGTATTTAATGATGTTTTCCATTGGTTGCGTTCTAGTATAAAATCAATAATGTCACGACTACCTACTTTAGCTGAAAACGCTTTTACTTTTTTACGCTTAACTTTACTATAAAATGCTTTTTTAATTTGATTATACACCTCAAGAGATAGTGTTAAATCTTTACCTTCAACTTTCTGTTTAAGGTCCCCAACTGACTTAAATTCAAATACTTTAGCCATGAGTGTTTTAATATAAATATTAAAAAGCTGGGAGTACTATTTAACATACTCCTCAGCTAATTTCCAAAGCGCTTCATTGATCTTAAGATCCATGCTAAAGTTCTTAATTTTTCTAGCTTTACGAATCCTAGCACCCATAGTATATGAACAGTTACCATTAATCAATTTCTCCTGAACACGGTTGAACACAGCCCATAAATTGTTACCTGAGTCTTCAACACGGTCTATTTTCAATAATGTATCAATATCAACCTTAACATTATCACCAAAACGAACCAGTGCTGCACCTTTAGCAAATTTCTTTACTTGCCAGTCACTCAATTCAACATTTTGGAACTCATTAATTTTCTTAACCAATCCAGGAAACGCTGCTACAGTTTCAGATACTTTCTGTTGTAGTTCCTTAAATGTATAACCCATATGACGTAGTTTAAAATCACCATAACTACTATCCATAACAACCAATCCATTTGAACATACCAAACGGAACAAACCAATTTGGAATTTAAATGAGCTCAAACCATCATGACTATTTGTTAATAGGATTTGTGGATAAACATTATCACCATTAACACCTTCAATCTCAATATTTGGATTGAAAAATTTAATCATGTGACGTTGATAACCAATTGTATTCTTTTTACGAGCTTTGATTTCAACTGCTTGACATGGTTTCCAACCTAATTGAATCATGTCATTAATTACTTGATCTGTTGGAATGTGCACATAGTGTTTACTTAAATTACCTTTGTGCTTACTTTGGAAAACACTTGGAGCGGTTTTTTTAATGTCCACCATGGACAACTCATTAAATACTTGTTTCATAACTTTTATTTTTATTTATTTAAATATATTATTTTTGCTTGGGTCGATAATGACTAATCCAAACTTCTTCTTTTTTAGGAGTCATTGCCTGTTGTTCTTTTTGTTTTCGATATTCAATTTTTCTACGACGTTCCAATTCCAACTGTTCAGCAAGTGTTAATGAATTAGGATCTCTATCTTCTAAACGTTGTTTTTTAAATTTACGATTAATTTTTTCCGCTTTATTTAACCATCGGTCCTGTTCATCAGCGTAATTTACGTGTCGTCCCATATTTTTTTAATTTTTATTTATAATTAAATTTAACACAAAAACTCAGGTCAACTAATCATGAGCGGTTAATCATTGTGATCAATTCATTATATGAACAAACACCTGTTCTTCTATTGATCATAACATTATCACGCTCAAATATAAGTGAAGGAACACTCATGACTCCATATTTAAGAGCTATATCTTTATTTTGATCAACATCAATTTTTTGATAATTAACTCCTGTCTCCATCATTGCTTTATCAAATATTGGACCAAACATTTTACATGGGCCACACCAACTAGCTGTGAAATATTTTATTGTTAACATATTCTTTATTTATTTATAAATATTATTTCCAAAACTGATACCATTTTTTCTTTTTAGGTGGAACACATTGACTAAATGGATTATCACCAAACGATACTCTATTATAATATTTTGAAGACATAATATTTAAAAAAACTTCATGATACTTTTCAGGTATTGTATTAAAATCTGCGGTTATTTTTACATCCAATTCAATTGGTTCTTTTTGTCCATTAATAAGAACTAATGTTTCTCTTAATTGTACATTTTTAGATGTTTGAATTATAAGATTATTTCCGCCACCAAAAAATATTTCATTCATAATATTAATTTAAGTTATTTACTTTTGATAACCAAATTTTTCTCTTTAAGTGCTTTAACATGTTTACAATTACCCTTACTTCTCCAAAATCCCATACAAGTACATTTGTAAGTATTTTTATTTGGATCATAAGTGGTTTTATATGCACCCATTGAACCTTGGATATGTTCAATTACTTTTTTTACTTTAGGTTTAATCCATTTAATATCACCATATGTTGTATTTGGATGAACTTCAACCCACATTGGTACTAGATACTTTTTACCATCAGTTGGTGAAAAAAATATAGTTGGTGGTAGATGATATTCAATTTCATATTTGTGAACATTCACTTTAGCTGTTCTAATACCATCTTGCTTAGGATGAATTGTGAGTGGTTTTTCTGAATGAACTAATTCAGTTATGGACTGTCCATCATCATAAACAATTTCAACATTGTATAACATAACCTTTATTTATTAATTAAATATAGATTATTAACAGCGGTCAAGCTTTAGAAATAAACTCTGAACCTGGTTCATTATCAGTATTAATTATATTTAGGTTTTGTAGATGTTCTTTAAAATGATCATCCATTTCCCAATCTACTTTAGATTGGAATGTAGATGGATTGTAATCTTCTAAATGCTGTATTTGTTTGTCAGTGAATATGTTTCCAACATAAAGAAAATAATGATTATAACAAAGTAATTCTAAATTATCTAATGACCAATTTTTCTTATTACCATCTTTAAAATTAAGTATAAGTGGTACTTTATAATCTACTACTCTACGCTCTTGAAATTGACATTTAGCACAACACTCTTGTAAGTAACTCTCTTGTATTAATCTATTTTTTAATTTTTCAGGTGTGTATGAGTCAATAGGTACTCTACCCTCAATAACATCCATTAATGCTGGTTCTTTACCTTTATTAGATAAAAACTTAGCTATACCTTTACCTGATTGGTTTTTATGTTTATCAAATAAAGTAAGTGAATTAGGATCATTATCATCTACTTTATAATTTTTAGCCCATTTCTTATAATGGATATAACTACATCTTAAAAATCTCGCTCCTGCTCTATTTGATTTAGTCATTCTCATAGCACACTCTATATCACTTTTTAATAGTGGTTTAGCTTTCATTACTTGTTTTTATATTAACTAATATATTCCAAATATCCTCAGGTGTATCACTTGGTACAGTTTTCTCATCAGCATTTCGTAATTCATTAAATGTACCATCTGGATTTATTTTTTCATATAAGTACCAACTTATTAACTCAAATCCTTCTTTACCAAAATGAAGTAGTATAAGTGAATCAATTATTTGCAAATACATCTCATCATAACTACTAAAATCAAGTTTTAATTCTGTTTGGGTAAGAATAGTTCTAGTTTGAGATGCTTGTAAAGCCATAATTATATTAATAAACAAATCTTTTTGTTTATCAATATAAGCTTTTTTCTTACGCTTAACTGTAGAAGTTATTTTTAATAGTTGATCAACAGCTTTCTTAATATCATCATAACTATTTTGTTTCATATTACTTTATTTTATCCATCAACACTTTTATTTTAGAACACTCTTCATATTGCTCTGTTTCAATGAGTCTATCAATACATGTTTGTAAAGCTTGTTTCCATTGGCTTTTATCTAACTCTAGATAATAATCACTTTTAGCTATTTGAAATAAAATAGCTGTTTTACTTTTAGTATTAATAGCATCTTTAATTCCAGCTATTGTTTCAATATAAACTGCTTTAACAAACATTTCATTTTTACATAAAGCATTTATATCTGCTTGTCCCTCACCTTTAATGGTTATAACCATAGAGGGTACCTGTCTATTTGATTTTTTAGCCATAGCCTATTATTTGTTATAAATATGGATAAGTTTATCCTCATATGTGTTCATATAGGCTATAGAAATATTAAATATATCTAATTCAAATTCACCTATTTCTCCTGATTGAGTTATTATTTCTGGGAATTGGGTTACTGTAATAAATGATTCTTGAGTTAATTTTGTAGCATCAAATTCAATAGTAATATCATTATTAGATGTATTATGTCCTATTAGTTTAATCTTATCTTTTAAATTAATAATAGTATGAGGTTGTTCTAACTCTAGATATTGTTGTAAAAGCATTTCTATATTATCAATGTATATATTATTACACCATGGTTCTAAAATAGCTAATGTTTCTAAATTACAATTATGAACTACAAATCCAATATCATACTTATGAGGTATGATTGGTTTCATAAATGGATCATGTTTAACAAAATGTCCCCACTTACGAATAAAATTTCTAGATGATTTTAAGTTTTGAGCTTCCCACTCACTACTATTTTTACCTGGTGTTGTTAATGTTGGATTAAATCTACTACCACGGCATGTCATATGGTAAACAAATCCTTCCCATGTTTGTATAAACTTAACTTTATTAAGTTGAAAACGATTAAATATGTCACTGTCTTCTTTAGATTGAGGAGCAAATAAAGGATCATGTCCTCCTATTTTTTGAAAATCAGATCTATAAAAAGCCCAAGGTGCAAAAATGCCTTCAGTTGGTTCTTTTTTTTCCAATGTGTTAAACCATTCTAAAAATTTAACCTCATTAAATTGTTCTGGCTCAGTAGCTCCCCAATCAATAAATACTTTCTCTGGTCCTGGTGGATGTAATGGGGGTTCAATCCTAGTTAATGATACTATTGTTTTAGGTTTAATATGCTTTTTAATAGCATCTAAAGCCCCAGGACATAGATACATGTCAGCATGATAAATCATAGCCACATCATTAGTAGCTACTTCATTGATTAATTTATCATAAAGTATAGTGTGGCCTAATCGAGTTGGTCCTTCATTCCTAATAGCTTTAAAATTAGAATCACTAGCCATTTTTTCTTGACACCACTCCCAAGTACCATCATTACTAAAATCATCAGCTACACAAATTTCAACTTCATGGTTATTTTGATTCTTTCTAATTGAATTATAAGACCACTTAAGATATTTTAGATTATTTCTACTTGGTTGTATAAAACTTATTTTCATATTAAACTTTTTTTATATTGTTCTATCCATTGTTTCAAATTTCCTTTTGGAGACCATCCAAATGTATTTTGTAATTTACTATTATCAGCTAATGTTTGCATAGGCTCAAGTCGTTGCTCACTATATATAATATTATCACTAAACATACTAGCTACCTCATTAATAGAAAAATTACCTCCATTACCTACATTAAACACATCTCCATTTAATTTATCTTCATAATCACCAGCTAATATATTAGCAGCTACAACATCACTAACATATGTGAAATCTCTACACTGGTTACCATCATTTGTTATAGTTAATGGTTTATTATTTTTAAATTGTTCTCCAAATATACTAATAACAGTTCTATATGCTCCTGTTAATGGCATTCCTTCACCATACACATTAAAATATCTTAATGACACTGTATCTAATCCATACAATCCACTATATAATTTACAATATTGTTCTCCAATATATTTTTGTAATCCATATGGACTTAATGGATTAGTTGAAGCTGTTTCTGGTGTTGGAAATATTTTGGCATTACCATAAGCACTACTAGAAGCAGAATATATAACTCGTTTCACACCTACTACTCTACTAGCTTCTAGTACTTGTAATATTCCCTCAACATTAACTTTATTAAATGATATTGGATCTTTAATTGATGGTTGTACTCTAGCTAAAGCAGCTGTTAAATAAATATTTGTAACCCCTTGTAATACTGGTTTTAGATCATCATAAACAATATCTAATTTATGAAATATAGCTTGTTTATTAATATTTTCAATAACACCTGTATTTAAATTATCTATAACTATAACTTCATCTCCTCTATTAATTAAGTAATTAACAATATGATGTCCAATAAAACCAGCTCCACCTATAACAGCATGTCTCATATTTTTATTTATTTAAATATTCTTTTATATAATCTTCAATATTAATTTTAGCTTCCCATCCTAATATTTCTTTAGCTAATGTAACCATACATAATGTAGTTTGAGCTTCACCTGGTTTATTATCTTCATACACTATATTAGTTTTATATAAGTTAGCTATTTCATTAATAGAGTAATTTTTACCTCTACCTAACTCAAATATATTTCCCCAAGCTTGTTTTTTATCTATTAATATTAAAGCACTTACTATATCATTTACATGAGTAAAATCTCTACGTTTCTCACCTGTACCATAAATTATAAGTGGTTTTCCTTCTTCATATAATTTTTCCCATTTACCAATTACAGTACAATATCCTCCTTCTTTTAAATGATGAGGGCCATACACATTATAAAAACGAGCAATAGATGCCTTTAATCCATAATGTGTTTGAAATAGTTGAACAATTTCTTCACTTATATCTTTACTAAATGTATAAGGATTTTTAAACTTACCTGAGTGGTGAGAACTACTACCAGCAAAAACTAATGGAATGTTTTTTTCAGAACAATATTTAGCTATTTTAAAGGTACCATTAGCATTAGTAGTGAAATAATCATATGGTTCTTTAAATGATGGTTGTATTCTAGCTATAGCTGCTAAATGATAGACAACATCAAATTCTCCCCATACTGAGTAATCATCAATATTTCTAATGTCAAATTCAATATATTGAGCTCCTTCTTGATGATTAGATTTTAAACCAGTATAATAATTATCAACTGACACTACACTATGTCCTTCTTTTAATAATTGTTTAATTAAATTAGTGCCTACAAAACCAGCACCTCCTGTAACTAATACTTTCATACTCCAAATTTACTTTTAAATACTTGTTCTGTATATTTGTTTTTATAATTATCAATAGCAGTTTGACTACAGTTATTATAAAATACAGTATCATTATTCAATAATTTAATTAATTTTTTTGCTGTAACCAAGTCCCCTACATCAACTGTTAAATCAGGATGACAAATTTCTTGAGTATCTAACCCTTTATACCCAATACAAGGTATACCTAAGTAAGCACAGTTAAGAGCAAATGTACCAGCAGCATGAGTTCTCATTAGATGAATTCCATATTTAAATTTATTTAACTCATGTATCCATTGTTTCCAAGTTAGGTAAGGTAAATGTTGTATTAATTGTTCTTCACCTACTTGTTTTCTACCCATTGATGGAGCAAATACTTTATCAGTTATTTCACTTGCTACTATATAAGAATCAAATCCACCATACCATGACACAAAATTACCTCCTATAATAACACCCTGTCTTTTTACTTGTTCTAATTCACCTATAGCATCTTCAATCATAAGTGAAGACATAACTCTAACATTTGGGTGGTTAGTTAATCCTTGATAATATATTTTATCAGTTTCATTATGAGTAAAAATAATATCAGCTGAAGTTAAAGTATTATAATACCAAATTTGTTTTGTTAAGTCATAGTCTTGCCAAAACCAATTAGGTCCCTCTTGCATCACAGCTATCTTATTACAGCTTAACTTTAAATTATCTAAATCAAAATCAGGATTTTTCTTAGGTATAATAACAATTCCTAAATCATATTTCTCAGTAGGTATTTGTTTTATATTATAATGATCAGTTTCTAAAGCAACCATCCAAGCAAACTCAGTTCTCATATTTAAATGATTACGAGGTACTTTACCTTCAAATTCCATCTCAGTAAAAAAAGCTACTTTCATTTATTTCTTAATATAAAAAAGTGACGTATACCTTTATGACTATGACCTAAATCTTGTAAACTATCATTAGTTAAAACATCTACTAACTCATAATCAGCACTTACAAACTCAGTAAATTCTTCTAATGTTGAAGTAAACGGATCAATTGGATCAAATACTTTATTACAAACAATACTGTATTCTAAAATACATAAACCATCCTTATTTAAACATGACATCCAAGCTTTTAAACAGTCATATGGTTTATATGAGTGATCAATTGAGTTTGAGTATACAATATCAACATTTGATACCCATTCATCTTTGACATTATGAAAATCCCATTCAATAGTATTAGGAAAATTAATTGCTGTTGGAGAAATTTCTGTACCTAAAACATTAATATCAACATTTAATTTAGCAAAGGATTGCTTAAAATATTGTTGCTCTAAACCTTGTCTTGTACCATGACATAATATAAATTTTGGTGTTTGTAATTTAAATATATAATTACAAATCATATCAATTGATACTGGATCAACAAATGAATTTTTTATTTTATTTCTATTACCTCTAATTTGATTATCCTTATATTCTTGATAACTACTATAATTCCAGATTTTCATACCTTATATTATTATGCTGTATAGCCTTATTTAAATTACTAAAATATCTACTAGCCTCATCATTATCACAAGTATGTATAAAACCTCTTTCTCCTTCAATACAATATTTACTAATTCGTTTTGTATTAGAAAACCAACGCACTGAGTTTATAAGATTATTATTGTAAATAAAATTTCTTAAATTACCTGCTGTTGTATTCCAATCAGTGATATCATTATATTTTGGAGAATTTGTTTTATTAACACGATTAACCTTAATATTATCCATTGGAAATCTATTTTTAGGTAACATGTCAATAAATTCTTTAGTATAAAAACAAAATGACCCACGTGGTGTAAATGCTTTTGGAATTTGTTCTGTATAACCATTATCTAAAAACATCCAATCATTTTTATTAGGAACAATTTCTGTTTTAAATTGATGGTTACTTACTCCATACTTACTAGATTCTATAGGTTTAAATAATGTTAACTCAGGATTAAAAATATCAATAAACAAAGTATTAGATAATATTAAATTATCATCATGTGTTACTAAAAATATATCATAATTAGTATAGTCATAGTCCTCACACCATTGATTAAACACTTCCATGTCACCAATTGTATTTGGTTTTTCAATATAATTCCATCCTAATTTTTTAATAATATCTATTGTTAATATCTCATTATATAAAGCTGTGTCTAAATGTTTAAGTATATCTTCTCCTTTATATAAACGAATTGATTCTTTTTCACTGATGGCATCTATATGTTCTGGGCTACGATGACTTATTGTAAATAAATCAATAACATTATCTTGTTTATTTTGATTAGCTAATGCCTTATAGAACTGTGAAGCATAATGCCATCCAGAAGCTATAACTGCTATTTTTTTCATCTGTTTAAAGATTTATTCCTGATAAACTAGGGAACTTATTATTGATTACTTTATAATTAGTGATAGATTGAATTGATTGTATTTTAGTTCTATTATATTTTTCCATCCAACTAATACTATCTCTCTCTAATGTTCCTCCTTCAAAAATAATTTTTGAGGTTGGGTACTTATTATACAATGATAATATTGTATCACCATCATTAGATATATCTAAATGTATTAAGTCAAATTCTTCATCTTGATTTAACCAATCATTAAAATTAATTTTCTTTAAAGTAACATATTGTTTTAGATTATAATATTTTAAATTATATTCTACAATACTTTTATCAGATGCTTTATATGGATATTCTTCAAATAAATCATATCCAATAATTTCTCCAAACCCATTATCTTTAACTGCTTGAGCTAAACAAATAATTGAATAACCATATAGCAATCCAAAGTCAATAATTTTTTTAGGTTTGCTAGTTATAACTACATCATAGATACTTTTACCTATATTATTATCTACATATGAAGAGTAGATATGTTTTGGTTCTATAAACATATTACCATCCTTGTTTTATACAGTCAACAATATATTCTCTTTGTTCTTCAGTCACCCACCATCCAACTGGAATGGATGATAATTTAGGAACTGTTTTGCTTAGATTAGGTAGTAATGATCTATATTCTTTAACACAACTATGAATATCATTACGCTCATGTACTTGTGAACATGCTATACCTTTCTCAGCCATATAACGTTGAAAATCATTTTTACGCTCTACTAAAATACTATAAATCCAAAATGCTGATTCTCTATCACTATGTCGTTTAGGTAAAGTCAAACCATCAATATTTTGTAATTCACTATCATAATAAGCAGCATTTGATTTATGTTTAAAGACTATATTATTAATACATTTAAAATTCTCTAAGCCAATAGCTGCATTAATATCATTCATATGAAACTTAAATCCCCACTCTGAAATATCAGCTTCACACCTAAAATCTTTACGATTACCTTCTCTATCAATACCATACCACCTCAATAGCTTACCTCTTTTATATAATTCATCATGAGGTAAAAATAATAAACCACCATCACCTGAGGTGATATGTTTAATAGCTTGTAAACTAAAAGTACAAATGTTACCATGTGTACCAATTAATTTACCTTTATATTTACTGCCCATAGCATGAGCACAATCCTCAATAATAGCTGGTTTGAAATTATACAACTTATAAGCTTGATTTTGTATTTCAGCTAACCTATCTAAATCAATTGGATAACCACCCCAATGCACTACAAATATAGCTTTAGTTTTAGGAGTAATTTTTCTAGCTAAATCATCTAGATCCATATTTAATGTATCAGGATCAATATCAACCCATTTAATCTTAAAGTTATTAGCTAGTATAGGCCAGTTAGTGGCTGTACAAGTTAAAGCTGTAGTCAACACTTCATCACCATTCTGTATTCCAGGCCAATAAGAAGTAGCATAACCATCAAATCCAAGCATATGGTTAGATGGTTTTTTAAGCATATGTAATGCTAAATGTTCAGCTGATGTAGCAGCATTAACAGTTAAGATTTTATCATGTCTAAAATATTTTTTTAGATGCTCCTCAAACTCATCAACCACTGGTCCCTGGCCAATAAAACCACTTTTAAGCACTTGAGTTACTTTCTCAGGAGCTGTATCTGCCATATGTACTTTAAATAAAGGTATGTTTTGCATATTCTAAATATAATTATTTTTTTATGTTTTACCAAACTATTTGTATAATTCATTATATATACGTTGCATGAAATAAGCTCTAGTGCGGCCTAACTCATTTTGAGGTATAGCATTAAATTGATAAACCCATCCTGAGTTATATAGATTTGTTAAATCATCTTTCCACCAACATTGTTTAGAGATATATAATAAATTTTTTCTAGCTAAATCCATTACACCATATTCTCTAGGTAATATATTTAATTTAATATTAAATTCTTTACGTAAACAATTTATAAGTGTTATATCACTACCTGTTAATAAAGTTTCATATGATTGAATCACTGCTTGTTGATTTTGTAAATACCAACTCATACATTTGGATAAAAATTCTTTATGATCTTTATTAACAATAACAAATCCAGTTTGAAAAAATTCATAATTAGGTATACAACATTCTTTATTAAAAAACATTTTAGAGTAGCCATTTATAGCTCTTGACACCCATTCATAATCACCATCTGTTAATGGACTAGAAAATTTTCTATCTGTCAAATTAAAAAAATTAGGACAGTCTGGATGTACTATTGAGTCTGCATCAACAACTAATACTTGATCATATTCAATACCACTATGTACTAAAATATCTAAAACATACCATCGTTGCCATGTTATTAACATTTCAGACTCAGGCATTAGTAGTTGATCCATAATAACCAACTCACAATTATTTTTTTTACACCACTGCCTCCAAGAATCTATACCAAACTCATATCCATCAGTTCGACCTACTTTACCAATACTAGATTTACTAGTATATTCTTGCTGTCGTTTAATAAAAGGTATAAAAACTATATTTTTCATTTATTATTTTTTTCCTATATGTTTACCCAGATTTTTAAAATACTTATTGTCTCTTGAGTCTCCAGGTATATATTCAAATTTTAAATTATTTTTCCAAGCGCAATAGTTAAAACTTAATTGGTCACGTTTAGAATTATATGAAATTTCTTCCCACCAACTTTCCATTGTTTGAATACAATCATATTCATTATGTCTACGTACTATAACCATACCTGTTATTAAACCATTATTCTTAGGATAACCAGCATACTGATATTTTTCAATTTGTTTTGATATAATATCAGGATTATCTTTATAAGCTAATATTCCTCGTTCTGGATTTTTCTGATAGTTTATTTTTCCAATTTGAATAATATGAGATGCTTCATCATATAAACAATTTCTTGGATCTAAAATATTATTAGCGTGACTAAAAAAAGCTACATTAGATGACTTTAAAACTAACTCTATTAATTCATTTGGATCAGACTGTAATAACATATTACCATCTATCCAAATACTATACTCATATTCTTTTAAATACCTATGAGGTAATACTTTAAATTTTTTAGCATTTCTATTAGAGTCATTATAAATAATAGGAACTTTTTTTATATTCCAAATATCAGATTTATAATCTGAATCAGTGAAACAAATAAAATCACAATTAGATGGCTTAACTAATGGATTTGTGAGTGGATCATATTGACCAAATATTGATGTATATATAGCTATTTTACTTGACATATAATACCTTCATAATGTTTCAAAATCTTATTTTGTGTTTTTGGTATAATAGTACCAGCATGATGTCCTATATACTCTAACACAACTAATTGACCAGTGTTTATAAATTCATCAATTGCTTGTTTGATGTCTGGAAATAATCCATAGTCATCAAACACTAATATTGGTTTATTACATAATTCTATAACATTTAAAATATCTTGTTTAACATGTTGATATGTGTGTATACAGTCAATTAGTACTATATCGTGATGACCAAAATCCCATTTTTTATTATACACATCAGCTACTACATAATTTATATTATCACATTCATGATTAACATTAATTTTTGAAAACTCATGTCGTTCAGGTAAAACATCTATAGCTGTAACTGACTTAAATAAATTACTTAATATCCTAGTTGTATATCCAGTTGATGATCCTACTTCTAATGCTGTTAAATTTTTATACTTATCTTTATTAAAGAAATCAATTAACTCTGATTTAAATTTTAAGGATGTAGTTGTTTTAGATTCCCATTTATCAGGAACATTTTTTAATAATTTAACCTTTAATGGATCAAACACTAGTGTTTCACCATCAATAATATTAGATGATATTGGAAATTGTCTTTGTAACTCTATTACTTTTGAGTATCTAACAACTAATTGAGTTATGCCTGCTTGATTACCTATATTAACTTTAGCTTTAGTTTTAATATATAGTTGTATCTGAGTATCAATATTTCTCATATTCAATACCTGATTGATAAAATTAAATCGGGTCATTGATAATGGATCTTTGGTCCAGTAGAAATAAGGTAAATTATATTTTTTTAACTCATCAATTAGAATATTATCAGATTCATAATTATATCTATTAGATAATAATAAACAACCAAAGTCTTGATCACCAACATGTTGTTTAATTATAGTGTCACCTATTTCTTTTTCTTGTTCTGAAAAATATAACTCAGGCTGTATATCATTAATTTCATTAAATTGCCAAAATTGTAAAATTTGTTTTAATAATGGCTCATTTACTTCATCATAAATTCTAAAATGATCATTATACACTTCACCTTCAAATGAGTCAATAAATCCATCAACATAAGGATTATTATCAAATATAGTATGAACAACTTGAAATGGATCTGACCATGATGACCAATTTTTTTCTAAATGGCCAAACAGTTGTTGAAGTAATTTTGGTGATGGGATCCATACTTTACAGTCAGGATATTTTTCTTTTAATTTTCTAGGCATAGCTGAGATGATACCCCAGTCACCTAATCCAAAACATGTTCTTAAAATTATAAAGTTTTTATTATTTAAATAATCATCAGGTATATAAGATGGATCATTAATAGAAAAACCTAATTTATCTACTTCATCAATACTATATAATTTATTATTATATGTTCTCCAAAAAATCATTTGCTTATAGCTCTACCTTTCATTTGTTTCCAATCTTGTTCTGGTCTAACTTCTAGATTTGTTTTCCAAGCTGCTTCTAAAATATGCATAGGTGTATTTAATTCTTTACCTAGTGTTATAAGAGCATTTATATCTTTAGGAAAACAAGTACCTCCAAACCCTAATTTACCATCATGTCCTGGTACATGCAAGTGTGAATCACCTACTCTACCATCTGAAGCAAACCCATGTTTAGCTGTTTCCCAATCAATACCTAATACCTTAGACATTCTATAAAATTCATTCATTATACTTACTTTAGTAGCAAAGAAAGTATTATTCATATATTTAATAAACTCAGCTGTAGTTGAGTCAGTATGAATATAATGTCTATTTGCAAATCGTTGACTGAATAATTGTTCTACTTTATCAGTTAAATGTTTTTCACCTCCAAATATAACTCTAGCTTGACTTAAGATGTCTAATTTAGCAGTTCGTTCAGTTAAAAACTCAGGACAAAACACTATATTAAAATTATATTTGTCTTTCAATTGTTTTGTGGTACCTGGTAATATAGTTGATTTTAAAATAAAAATAGCTTCTGTATTATGTAACCCTATATTACTAAAGAAATTTTCAACATATGATAAGTCCTGTTCACCATTTTCTCTCATTGGTGTTGGTAAACATACAAATATAAAATCTTGAGATAATACTTCAAGTAATGTGTGTGTTGATTTAAGAGGATCAACATCAAATACTTTCATATCTGTTGTAGGAGAAAAAGCAAATATTTGAGCTTCACCTACAAAACCATTTCCAACAACACCTACTTTAAATTTGTTCATAAAACTTATTTTGTTTTTCTTGTCTTTCAATTGTTTTAGGATGTATTAATTCGTATCCTTTAGGTAAATTAGCTATTGTTTTCCATCCAGATAATCTTTCATGTACTTTATTTTTCCATTGAATATCTTTTTTATTAGTACAAATACGAGTTTGATAATCTGGGTAGTTAACCCAACCATTATCATCTACAAACCATCTCCATTTATCAATATGAACACGAGTTAATCCTTTAACTGTATTAATACGAGGTAAAGCTATAACATCAACTAAACCTTTATTCATATCCAATATATTATGAATGTTTTCAGCTAATCCATCACTTAAGTATTCATCAGCATCAATAAAGAATATCCAATCACGTGTACAATGATCTTTAACATTGTTTTTAAATGATGCAAAGTCACCATTTAATGAGGATGATATTCTATGATATTCAAATTTTTGACTAACATTATATTTACCAGCTACTTTTTTCACCTTGTCTATAGCTGTATTATCTAGTTGAACCATTATTTCATCTCCTGGTTTAATAATAGTTACTAATTGATCTAATAAGCGTTCTAATTCAATATATTCATTCCATGCTGTAATAGCAAAACTAATAGTAGTCATAACTTAATTTTAAATTAAACCAATATAATGACAAGCCTCATCAAATTGGTCTTTAGTAAATGTTTTTAATGTTTTAGGATCTGATTTATGAGTTGCATCTTTAAGTTTTTCTTTTTCTTCATCTGTTGTTTCTATAGCTTTAATACCTGCCCAACCCCAAGTATCTTTATTAGTACCATTTACAAACACAGTACCTTTATCCTGAATATTAATAACTGTTGGATACCAAACATGTTTATCAGTATCAATAAACTTAATATCTTTATATAACTCAGGCATTACTTCTTCTGTTTGAGTCACTAACTCACTTCCTTCAATCATTAATTCGTTAGTTGTATATCCACAACTCATACAACTCCAAATTGATATACCTTGTTGTTTATGTTCATAACAAGCATCTGATCCACAGTGAGCACATGTTACTAATTTATCATTCATTGTTTTCTAATTTTACTGTTTTTAATACTTCTTTTAATTCATCCCATCCAGCAGGTGTTAAATTAAAATTATCACTACCTGCTACAAATCCTCTAAACCATATAATAAAATCTCTACTTGTCATCACTCTATTTTTTTAAGTTTAGGTAAATTAAGTTTAGGTAATTCATCATTATTTACTTTTTTTAGAGAGGGTAATTTAAGTTCAACTTGTTTAGGTACTTTTGATTCTAAAATATTATCTAATATCTCAGCCATTTTATTAAATGAATAATTTGTTTTAGCAAAATGTGTTTGACGTTTAGATTTTTCTAAATGTTTATTATAATCATTATAAACTGATTTAAATGCATCAGCCACTTCTTCATCATTAGGTGTAAACCACTGTGACTCAGCTAATATCATATTTTTAGCTTGAGCTGATTTATGAACTGGAGTTAAAGTACCATTCACTAAAACATTATATTCTGGGTGTAAGAAATCAATATGTCCACTCCAGTTACTAGCTATAATGGGTTTTTTAGTTAAACTAAATTCAAGTAATGGTCTTCCAAATCCTTCACCTTTAGTTAATGACACCATTGCTTTTATTTTACCATGGTTATATAAATCATTCATATCCTTATTCTCTAGATCACCATGTAACAAGTATATGTTTGGTAAAGTACCTTTAACAGTTTGTCTAACAGCATCTATTTTTTTAAGTATCTCATCTCTATCCATTATAGAGTTAGTCACTTGAGAGGTCTTTAAAATCAAACCTGGTTTAGTTCCTTTTTTGTTCTTGAATGTTTCTAAAAATGCTTTAATTAAGTAGCCAACATTTTTTCTATCTTCATTAATATCACCCTGCAACCAATGTCCAACAAATAAAAAGTTAAAATCCTCTTCAATATCATCTAATGATGTTACTAACTCAGTATCTTCTAAATCATTATCATCAACATGGAAATATTCATTTAAATTAACTCCTTCAAATAAAACTTCTACTGGTTTTTCTAATTTAATCATTCCTTTAAGCTGATTGTTTTGCTTATTTCTTTTTTCAAATGAATTTGTTTCAAATACTCTTTTAGCATGATTAGATGATACTAATGTTAAATTCATTCTATTAATACCTTCAATCCAGCTTGGATCACAAACAGTAGTTTCAATACCGGCGGTGATACCAATATTAAATTTACCTACTGCTTGAAATTCATTTGGTACTGTAATCTGAATCCAAATATCTGGTTGTTGAGGTAATTGAGGTTGTTTCCAAATTAAATCATGCAGTTTTTTATCTTCTAGGTTATTTAAATTTAAGGCATTCCATGCTGTATTTCCCCAACGTTGAGATATGACTTTAATGTTATACTTATCATATTTTAAAAGTGCTTTAACTATGTCTCTAGCTCTAGCTCCATACCCAGACATTGTCTCAATAGGACAACTTATAACTAATAATGGTTTCATAACTATCAATAAACTAATTTATGACGAATATGTTTTTTTTTAAGTGGTTCAATTTTAATTAATTCAAATTTATATCTTGGTTTCCAGTTAGCCAAAACTTCATTAATATGTTTTATAACATTTTTACTCATATTTTCAGCTGACATCATAGCTTCATTTGAGGTTACCCATTCACGAGCTAATTTACCTCTACACTTACGCTCCTCATCTCCCATTTCATATATTTTCATAATAGCATCTGCTGCGTCTCTAAAATCAGCTCTATCATCATAGATATAAGGAGTTGGAACTGAACCTTGGATACTTATGTTACTTGGAAATACTGGTATAGCCCAATCACCACATTGTTTATACTTGCCAAAATGGTTAGAACAAAAATCAGCATCAAAATTAATCCACTTACCATTCTCATCTACAAAACGCATTTGGTCTTGCATACCACCAGTCACATTAGCAATAATTGGTTTACCACACATCATTGCCTCAGTTAATGATAGTCCCCATCCTTCATTTGATGTTAATAATATACAAGCATCACTAATATTATAAATTAAATTAAGATCTTGAGATGATATTCTTGAATCTGAAAAATAAATTTGATTATACTGTTCATCTGTAAATAACATATCACGTACAGCATATAAGTCAGTTCCATTATCATCAATAGGCTGTGTGTGTAAAATTAAAGCACATTTATTAGCTTTTTCTTTTGGTAATTTATCTAAAAATACCTTAAACGCAGCCATTGTGTCAGGTATTTGCTTACGTCTAATATTTCTAGAGTTAAACATTAAAATAAAGTCATATTGTTTATCACCAAATAATTTTTTCTTAACCTTATTTAGTTTAGAAGTATCATCAATTGGGAAAAATATTTTCTCATTAATACCATGTGGTACATAACTTAATACTTTATTTTTAGCTTTATCACCTAACACTAATTTATTTATGTTAAATGTTTGTTTTGATATAGCCATTAACCCATCACATGACTCATAATATGATTCATTATATAATGGAGCTGGATAATTATCCCAAATATTAAGGTAAATAATAGGTATTCTTCTCCTAATTTCATTTTCAATTTGAAATAACCAAATCCAATATCTTGGGTCTGTAAACATCATTAATGCATCTGGCTTTTCAAAATCTAACATCTGTC